TTGGTTTAAGCCGTGAGAGCAGTGCTATGCACTACTTCCGCAACTTAGTTGCGTGCGTGCGCTAAGCGCACGAGTACCACGTCAGGATGACGTGGTACTGCATCCAATACTTCGATAGGTCTATCGAAGTAGTCTTCCTCATTCGGGAAGCCATCCGTGAACTCAGTATAGTCCACGTGGAGCATAGCTCCAGGATCGACCATGAAGTCGACGTCTCCTTCAAATGGTTTGTACCAAGTGAAGACTCTGACAGATTCTATATCTGTCAGGCGGCCCATCATGTAGATGGCCGGATCGAACAATATGATGTTCGAGGTATGACCGTTCGCGGTCAACCATCTCTGCATACGTATGCAGAGTTTCTTGTCGCGCGTTACGACAAGAATAAACCGTGGGTACGACCCGCGGTTTCGCAACTGCATCATGATGTAGTTGTCGGACTCAATGTACAAATTGAGTCGCGCCATTACCCAATCTGGTAATGGTCGCATGTTCCGGATTGAATCCAGAACATCCGGAAGCCCTTGGTCTTCCAAGGTGAGGTTGTCCCTCACCCACTGGGAAAACAATTCCCCAGATCGTATTTGGGCCGTGGGCCCAAAACGCCAACCCAATTGCATTGGGTTGTGGAGGCCCAAGGCCTCCAAGTCTACGAAATAATCGTAGCTGTCCTGGAAAACAAATCCAGGATTCTTCCATGCTTCCAAGAAGTCTGGGAAGTTGACATACGGGTCTTCCGTGTGTCCGGCCGAATAACTTCTCTCGAGAGAAAACGTCGGCTCGGGCGGGTCCAAACCCGCCAGAAGCGCCCTATAATAGGCCGCTTTAGCAAGCTTAAAGAAAGCTCGCTCAGGTGTACAAATGTTGTCCACCTTCAGGGACCGCAACAGAAGCAGTCCCTCCTCTGTGTTTGGTTTAATCACAGAGTCTGCTGGAAGAAGTTCCCGCAGACCTTCCATTTTTGGAAGGTAGAGATGGTGCTTGTGCACCACCTTGTCCGTGCGGTCAGACCGCACGTACCTATGTCCGGTTGTACCGGACATGAGGGAGGCCATTCTATACATGACCTCCCTGGCGTTGCGAGACTTATCTGCAACGACCCTCGCCAGGAACCCTGGTGAGTGGGGCATGGCCCCATCGCCCCCAATCTCAATTGGGACGTACGGACTGATACAGTCCGGCTCCTGTGGCACTAATATGTGCTGCAGGAGAGACGCGCGAGTAAAGTACTTGCGCGCCTTTGGATTGACATTGTCAACCCAACGCGACTCCTTTCCTAGGAGCGCGAACCTACCCGAGTTACTCATCGAGTAGGCATCTACCTCAGATATTTGAGGTAGCAGGAGCCTGAATCTTGGATAATCCAAGTATGAAAGCTCCTCACCACGCCTCATTTGGACGTGGTTAGAGGACGATGCCCTTTGCGGCACAAGCGTCCCCTCCTCGCAATAGAATGCGAGGTGACACGAAATGTACGTGTCCTCTTCAGACACTTTAAATATCGTCTGAAGATTGTCGATCTGTGTCGACAACTGATGAACCGATGCACTCAGTGCAATTTCATCATCGCCCACAAGACTGTAAACTTGTAGGCGGCTCATGCGGCAAATCGCATCATGAGCGATGGTGAGTATGACTTTCGTCATCATATCACCCATCATCCAGCCCCTTTGTCTGGATACCAGCTGGTAACTACCAGCTTGGTCAGGAACGAAAAAGAATCGTTTCCCGTTGTACAGGGTTTTTCCCAGTACAGCCAGTGCACGGGGAAACCCTTCGTGCACCGATGACAGTTTTATCAAGAACTGCCATATCTGACTGCTCACAGCCAGATTTCCGAAGTCTGTCGCTTCGGAAAGATCTGTGCTCAATGCATAGATCGTAGCACCTTCAGGTAGGTGCTGCCACTCCGCTGATTGCGGATTGAGGACTTTTTGTACGAATCGCCACAGGTGGCGGTCCGCTTTAAGCCCTGACTTTACGTGCTTATGTTGTAAAGTCGCCTGGTACATGTGTGCCAGGACGCCCATTATCACTTGATAGGCGTAAGGCGCGACGGTGATCGTACGCGCCTTCGAGGGTTCGACTACAGCGTGAACCCTCACACACCTCACGTATGTGGGGTGGTGCAGGACTGTTTGTACAGCCCAGCTCAGGACATCACCTGGTGTCCTGACCGGCCGAGGCTCAATTGCCGTCGGCTCGAGCGTTTCCATATTATACGTGAAACGCAGGACACGCTTCTTTGCAAGCGTGTCTCGGAGGAAAGCTGTCTTTCCCCCCTTGCCCCGAGACGACTCGAGGCAAGCAGTCGTGCCCACGGACACGACCGCGTTAACACCCATCGTGTTAACGGCCATCCTGGTAGCATCCAGGAGGTACGGTTCAGGTATTAAAACCCTCTCTGAGGGTTCCTGGACCGTTCTCTTGAACTTTTCAAGAGAATTGCGAATCATCACATGATCCGCCATGCCCGTCGCCCTGGTTTGACACCAGGTTAAGACGTAGCGTCCCAGCTCAGCTGGTGACTCGAACCCCACCTTAGATCGGTAGAGGTCGTAATATGGCACCATGTGTGCCATAGGCCGGTAGGAATCGATCCTACCGGTGAGGGCAAACGACTTGCGCATGCCCTTCTTCAGACTTTTGAAGTCTGATTGGAACTGTGCGTAATTATTTGCACAGTTCTCTAACGCCCAACGCGTTAGACGATCGACCTGAGCTTCGCTCGGGTTATCGGACGTACAGTAGTACGCCAACACCGCGGCTGTGGCGGTGTGAAACCAGGATCGGACCTGGTTCAGCCTGCCGGCATCGAGCCGGCGGCGAAGCCTCACTTTGAAGGCTTGTGAAACCTTAACATAAAGGTTTCGCAGCAACACTTGTTGCTGGTCCCTCGGACACAAGTCCGAGAGGAATGTGGGTGCGCTACGCGTGCCCAAGAACCTTTCTAAAAAGAAAGGTTGTATCCGACGTTCAAAAACGTCGGCAACACTTCTGTTCTCACAGAAGTAATCCTCGAGTCTTTGCTCGAGCGTGGAACTTGGTTCCACGAGGATTCTGGGCCCCACCCTGCCAATAGTAGGTAAAGGGGGTAAACGGGTGAAAACCCAGAATCCGCGGCTACCAGTGTTGGTTTAAGCCGTGAGAGCAGTGCTATGCACTACTTCCGCAACTTAGTTGCGTGCGTGCGCTAAGCGCACGAGTACCACGTCAGGATGACGTGGTACTGCATCCAATACTTCGATAGGTCTA